ATAAATGCTTGCATAACGACACTATTAAGGTTAATAAAAAAGGGGCTTTCGCCCCTTTCTTTTTATGCGCCTTGTGAACCATACACGCCTCTCCAATCAGAGAAGCCGAAGGAGTACCGCTCACGGGCCTTGTACCGAATGTTACCTGTTGAGAAATCAGGTTCCATTGAGGTTTCCATCGCAGTTCTTTGGAACATCTTCAGACCTTCCCCTGACTCAGTGACTGAGGTTAGAAGGAAGAAAGCATCTGGATCATTTAGATAATGATTCACTGTGTAACCACCGGGGATTACTCCAGTATTCTTGATGCTGTTGATGTCGTTGTCAGCAGTTCCAGTTCTGCCATCAGAATTCAAAATTCTGTCAGCAACGAAAACCAATTGTGGGGGAACCACAAGCTTGGTTGCCTGAACAGAAATCGTTAGACCTCTGTCATCAGTGAACGTGGAAATGTCGATTAACGCATCCTCTAAGGATGTCTCATTCAGGTCTGCCATCGTCGTCGCGCGGTTAGCCGCGCTTCCGCCACCAGCCAGTGGATGTGCAGTGTTAATTAAAGACACTCCATCACCACCTGTGAACGAAGAACTGAAAGCGTTGTTCAATACATCAGCACCTTTCACTTCCTTGGTATTAGCCATAGATCGTGCAAGTGCTTTGGTGTATCGCTTACCCAGTGAAGAGTAGAGATTGTCTTCGACCGCTTCTTCAGTAAGGGCAAAAGCCAACCCGACAGTATCGTGGGTATAACGAGCTGTGTAACTTTCGTTTGCGTTATCGAACTGTACGCCTTGGCCCTCTGACTTAGTTGGCGCGGAGCCAAAACCAGTCAGCAAAACCTCTTCCTCAAAAGCGCGATCAGAATCTTCTACACTGAAGATCTCTGTGTACTCTTGATCATAGGTGTTGTATTCAAGGCCGAAGAGCGAGTTCAAACCCGGCTCTAGCTCTTTAGCAAGTTGTGCTCTTGAAATAGCCATTATCTAACCTCCTATTAAGCTAAGCCGGCGCCTTTAACGCCGTAAATTGAGTTTTGAATGACTACCAGCACGTTAGTGTTTGCTGATGATACATCGTCATTTTCAGGATCTTCTGAAATATCGATGGCTTTGATAGGCAAGCTAGTGCCTGTTGCGCCAGTTGATACTTCAAGCTCTGCTCCAGAAATTCCTGTGACAGTGCTGCCTGAAGAAGTATAAACGATGTCGAAGTTGCCGAAGAGATCCGCAACTGGAAATGCTGCGTCTGCTTGGACTTCGTAAACTACGTTGGGGTCATCAATAACAAACGCAATCAAATCTGAAGCGTTTGTGCTGGCAGGATAGTAATTGCTATAAACCTGCTCTTTAGTTGTGGGGTCAGTGTACTGTACGCCATTGAACACACCAACAATCGGCACTGTGCCACCATCTGCGTGAACTTCAATGCCGCCGCCAGTAACTTGAGCAACCATGTCACCTTGGAAAATACTTGTTCCATAGTTAGCTGCAATTCGATAACGACTCTGACCGCCAGTATAAGCACCTCCACCAATCATTCTGACTGGCTTCATGCCAAAAGCTGCGTCTTTATTCGCCATGCTTTTCTCCTGTTAGTTTCTACCAAATGTTACTTGGGTTGACCTTTGTGGATCATACTTAACATAGCGACTGTCTTTTGAACTTTCAGAGAACATAGTATTGTCTAAAGCATCTTTTGCATTCTGATTGACTGCCTCGTAGTGGGCATTTCTTTCATCAACAGTTTCTTGTGGTATTTTCGCAAGGATCAAACCCTCATTATATACAACGCCAGAATGTCGCCCTTCATCCATTGTGGGAAGCTGCCATTCATCAGGGAGGTCAGAACCTTTTACAAGTTCCCATCCTTCTCTGAGTCTTCTTGACATATTGCTTCTATCCTCTTGCCCCAACATGGATTCCCTTATCCAACGATAAACGTAACCATCTGGTGCTGGAGGAGTTTCAAGGCGGCGAACTGGTCGCCAAGGTTTTCTGCGAGTCTTGTTATCGTGCGCTTCGGATTCACGAGATTGTCTAGTTGAGGTCATATTTACTCCTTATGCTTACGCTTGTTTCTGCATTATTTTCTGCTTTTCCATAGCGACTGATTTAAACCAATCCTCTTCTGACATGTTATGTGGCTTCAGAGGTCTTAGTCTTTCCATCTCATCTCTTGTAAACTTAACCCCACTTTTTGGGTCTGATGTTTTTTGTCGGCTTCTTGAAGCAGGGGCAACTCTTTGCATCGATGGGCTGCTAACACTTTGATCGACATTTGTATTTTCAGGATTGCTTGCTTGCAACTCTGGAAATCTTTTAGAAATTCTATCATTCAATTCATTGTAATACTCTTCTGAATCAGGGACAAACCCTTCTTCAACCAAAAACTCATCAACCACTCTAGCCCAATAATGGGCTTCTCTATTAAAATCTGGTTTGCTTTCATCAAACCAAGGATTATTGTCCTGCCAACTTAACGCTTTTTCGCTAGGTGCTGGAGCTTGTTGTGGTTGTTGATAAATAGGCTGTTGTGGTTGTTGAGCCTGTTCTGTCTTTTTCTGACTGTTTTGTTTTGCAATTTTTAATTTTTCTTTTTGTATTACGAGTTCTGTTTTTAAAGTATCAGCCTTAGAAATAGAATCCACATCGTTAGCTTGCATCGCTTTTTTATAAAGATCATCAATCTGCATTTCTTTGGCTTTAATAGCTTCTTCTTCCTTATCCAAGCTATTTGCTTCTGACTGTTGAGCCAAAGCTCTAAGCCTTTGCAGCTCTTGATCTTGATGAATCAAAGCTTGTTCAGCTAATTGCGCCCTTTGCTCTGATTGGCGATTCTTTTCATTAAGCTTGTTGATGCGCTTTGACACATTTTTAGTGTATCGTTCAAGCTCATCTTCACTATCCTGCTGGCCTGATTGCGCTTCTATATTGTCTTCAATTTGAATTGCAATCTCTGCATCTTGCTGCGCTTCTTGTTCAGGTAATTGATTCTCGCTCATGTCATGCTCACTATGTCATCTGGATGTAAAATCGTTCCAATCACCTCATCGTCGTTTATTATGCGAACTTCTTGAGGATTGTCATCTCCCTCAAAATTTAATTTAAATCGAGTGCCAGCATAACGCCCAATTAAAACCCATTGGTTTTCTTCGCACCAAGGAATGCCATGAAACCTTGACTCGTCTTTGTAACAAAGTGGCCCCATTTTAACCACCCAAGCCACAACAGTTGCCAATGATTCTCTTTCAGTTGTTGTTTGCAAAAGTTCTATGCCACCCTCAGATTTGCTTTTTTGCTTGGATGGAAAAACCAGCAATCTGTAACCTGATGGGTTAGGCAATCTGTCTATAACGCTTGCGTCAAGCAAAGAAGGGTCTAATTCTTTTTCTTCAGGATTTACATAAGCCTCAGAAATCGATGACAAAATTTATTCCTTATTCAAATCTTTCAGTTCAGATTCGATATAATATAATGCAGACAGCTCACCTTGCAAGAACTTATACATTTCCATATCTTTTAAGTTTCCTGACATAAGCGTTTCAGATATCTGAGATCTTCTCGCTTCTGTCAGTCTTCTTATTTTGTCGTAAAAACTGTAATCATCCATTTAAGTTGATTTCTTAGGTGATTTCCTTGCTTTTTTAGTCACTTTTTTCTTAGGCTTTGGCGTTTCTTCTGCAACAGGTTCTGGTTCTGCAACAGGCTCTGGCTCTGTAACAGGTTCTGGCTCAACGACAGGTTCTGGTGCTGGCTCCCCAGAAGCAATTCTAGCCAGCTTTGCAGCTATCCTAGCTTCGCTTGCTTGTCTTGCTTTTTCTTCTTCCTGTCGCTTCGCAACAAGAGCGTTTGCCTCTGCTTCGCGTTCCAGCTTTTTTTGAGCCTTTAGCTCTTTAATTGCTTCAAGCTTATAAGATGTTGTCATAGGTTTCTCCCAAACTTTTGTTCAAGCTCTAATAATTTTAAATCTGCTTGCTGACCCAAACGTTGCATTGCAACGTCTAATTTATCGTCAGCAATATCTTTTTGTATTCCCAGTCTTTGACTAGCAAGCTCTGTTTCTAACAGTTTTTCTTGATCCCTTTGTTGTTGTTTTGCGTCAAATTGAGATGAGTCAATATCTAACTCTTTGTCTTTTAGATCAAGCTCTCTCTGCCTAATTGCGACAAGAGGATCTACCTCATCAGACTGCTGACCAATTGACTGCAAAAACTCTTGGGTTAATTGCGCCATAACTGGTGCTGCAAATTGATCCAATATCATTTGTATCTGCATCTGCATTTGTTGCGCTTCTTGTGGCGTTACTTGCTGCATCTGTTGAGAAATGCCTTGTATTCTTTCTTGCATTTCAGGAGGTATTTGCTGCATGGATATCTCAGAAGCCAAAAACTGCAAGTGCTGCATTATGTGTGAAATTATAATGCTTTGAAGTTGTGGGTTTTCTTTGACCACCTGAGTTAAAAACAAACTCCTGTGAGTATCTACATGGGCAGCGTGGTTCTGACCCTCAAAAGCTTGTGCTGGTTGACCCAGCAACAAAGAAGAGTTTTCCAGCCCTGCATCCACTGGTCTTGGTGTCATGTCTGGAGGAGGCTGGATTAAATTCTCAACATTATCCACTCCAAGTGCTGCGTACATTCTCCTGTACGCTTCATAAATTCCCATTGGGCCATGCACTTCAGGGTTGCTCTGAACCATCTGCAACAGCTCTTGAGCCATCGTTATTCTTTGACTTTGACTGAAAATATTAGGGTCAGAGACAGGTATAACATCTATCCTGCCATCAAAGTCAGTTGCTTTGATGCTTGCTTGACCACTGCCAGTTTCGTAAGGATATTCTGGAGGCAAGTATTCGTTAAATACTTGTGCCAATAATTGGAACTCAAGACGTTGTGAATAATGCAATCTTTTGTGGATTGCACTCATTACCTTTGTTCCCCTTTCAAGCAAGGCAACAGTCGTTCCAACTGGCATGGCTTGATTCATATCACCCACGTTCATGTCTGCGATTGCAGCAAAACGCTTACCAGAATCTACCAACAGCCCAAGCAATTGCATTAAGACGTTGCTTGGTTCTTTAATTGGCAGAGGTATTAGGTTTTCTCTTAAAGATCCACCAGTTGTATCAATGTCTCTGAATTCGCCGGGGGACAAAGGTTCGTCTTCGTCCCTGATTCTCATGCCTCTGGCTTTAAACCCAGCAGGGAGGTTTGCAAGTGTTCCTGCGTCAATTAACTGCCGTAAAATCGAAGTAGAAGCTTTGGATAAACCACCAATCATGTGAGAAAGGCCAAGGCCATAGAATCCTAAACCCGGCAAAAACTTGTATTGCACAAAGAAATTTACTTTGTTTTTGTAAGGATCGTTTGGATTAAAGTTGCGCCTGAT